AGCTCGAGATGGGTCGCCTTGATCTTGTAGCCGTAGGCGTTCACGCCCTGCCGCATATAGAATATTTTGGTCTTGCTGTTGAGGTCGAGATGCAGCCGCTTCTTGACGAACTGCTTGATCTTAGCAAGCCACTCCCTCGCGGTCTCTTTGTCCGGCGCAATAATGACGGCGTCGTCGGCGTAGCGCGTGTAGAGCTTCGCTCCGAGGAAGCGGATGCAGAATTGATCGAGCTCGTTGAGGGTGATGTTTGCGAAGTCCTGGGAGCTCACGTTCCCGAGGGGTACGCCCGTCTCACCTTCCGGGCTCGAGTCGATCACTTTGCAAAGAAGCCGATAGAAGCGGAGGAGGTCGTCGTAGAGTTCCGGGTGCTGCTTCTTTAGCTTCTTGAACCGCTTCGCGAGGAGCTTTTTGAGAATGTCGCGGTCGATAGAGTAGAAGAACTTCTTGACGTCGATCTTGATGACGGCGGCGTTTTCGCCCCACTTCATACGGGCGACCCTCATGTCGTGCTGCACATTGAAGGCGGCGCGGATGGGGCCCTTGCCATAGAGGCAAGCGTAGGAGCGATCGACGAAGACGGGGCGGTAGATGTCTTGCAGCGCCTCGTGAACGTCGACTTGTACGATCTTGTCCCGGAGCGTGGGGATGTGGAGGCTCCGCTCCTTCGGCTCCGTGATCGTCTTGTGACGGTACGGGCCGGGGTGGTATTCCTTCTTCCCCTTCTCCGGGCGCGGGCCGATCGCCTTGAGCTCCCGCCAGAGAACGACGTTGTTGACTTCGGAGAGGAGGTCGTAGTCGACCGCCTCCCGCGTATATTTCCGTGGGCCCCGGAGCGAGTTCTTGTAGCCGAGCTCGATCATGCCCCACCCGACCATTTCCTCATAAGGACGAAGCGGGCGTATTGGTGGGACGACGGGGTTCTTGACCTTCTGCGAGGTCTTCACTAATATGGGGAATTTCGTCATCGTGGCATCCTTTCAGTGTAGAACGGCTTGGCACCTATGACGCGGGTTTCTACCCACATTGTAGACGTCCCTCCGCCCTCCCCATACGAGAGGGCCGGGCGGAGCTCTTTCACTGTTTTTACGCCGTCAAAGACATGGCGAAGGATTACCTCTCCCTTGAAGTATAACAAGGACGCGCACTCTAAGCCGTAACCGAGAATGACGCAATAACCTACAAGGCGGGGCGGAACCCGAGGTTGACGTTCCGATTGGACGCCGAATTGTTGTTCCAGTTGCGGGCCGAATTGTAGCCACGGTTCGCCCGGTTCGCCGCTCATCCAGAGATAACCCTAATAGGTGATACTTTTTCCGTTTTACTTATTTTTTGGGGGAAGACGGAGGTCTGAAAACGGACTTTTGCAAACCTCCGATAATGCGCCCCAGTTCGTTGAGCTTTCCTTGCATCTCGAGGAGCTTCTTTTGCGTGATGTACTTCTGCGTCCGGGCGACTCCAAACAGGACGAGGAGAAGGGACTTTTCAGCGTCCGCAACCTCCAACCACTCAAGCCTTTTCTTGGGGACGTTGTTCGCCATAACTGCCGCCCGGATTAACTTGTAGCACGATTGCTTGATCTCCTGCGAGAGGGAAAACTTTTCCGCCTGGGGGAAGTTCTTTAGCAAGGGGTAGACATCTTTTTCGAGAAAGATTTCAGCCTTCTTCTGGAATGTCGATGCGTCCAACGTACACACACCTCGCACTTCTTATGAGGGCGATCTCCGTGATGTCTCCGAAGAACTCGAAGCCGTAGTCGGTGAGCTTGACCTTCGCGGGTTGCCCCGTGATGGCGCTGTGTCCCTCAATGACGAGGTCGGCCTTCCCTTCGAGAATGAGACCTCCCTCGGTCTTGAGGGCGAGCTTGTCGTCAGGTCTGGCCCGACATTCTTCACACGTCGGGCAAAGCTCGCCGAAGAAGTTCCCGAGTATGCAGCTTGCTTCCTTGAGGGTGCAAGCGACCCTATACATAGATTTTCCGAGCCCGGGGGTCGTAGACGCCGGAAATGATGAGCACGGCTCCCACGGAGTCGAAGTTCTTGAGGAAGACGTTGTTCACCATGTTGTTGAGCGTGGCGTCCTTCAAGACCTTGATCTCCTGCTGGTTGTCGGCGATCATCGCCTCATGGAGAATAACGGCTTCGCGGTTCACGAAGATGCCGTCGTCCATGTGGTTCATGTTCGTCTGACTCACGGGCGTCCCTTCCTGGATGACTTCCTCCGTCTCGACATCTACGACGTGGTCGAGCCATCCGATCTTTTCGTAGGGTTTCATTTGACCTGTACCTCCATTTCTTTTTCGAGTATTTTGTATTTGAAGGCCACATATAGCCCCTTGCTCGGTGGTTTCTCGAAGACGCGGTCGGACGCCGCGACGACGTCGCCGTCCGTGTCCACAAGCTGAACGTCGCCCACGGTGCCCGTGACCGTGTCGTCGAAGTAGACGTAAATCTTGACCTCGTCCGCACTCACGAGACGCCGGAAGGGCTCGACCGTCTTCGGCTCGCCGTTCAGTGTATAGGCGGCGTGGTCGATGGAGTCGGCGAGCCGCCGCCCGATCTTCTCAATGCCGACCGCTGTGATCGTCCTGCTCATGATTTCTTTTCGCCTCCTGCCGTGTAGGTAGTCTCGGAGCAGCGGAGCCCCGAGGAGCATATAGGATAGGTTCGACCGCCGACGCTCGCCATGTGGCCCGCCTCCACCTCGGAGGAGAGGCCCTCATACATGACGTAGGCGTAGGGCTGGTAGCACTCCTCGGAGGCCGCGATCGTGCCGACCTTCGGGAACTCCACCTCGCCCGCGCTGTCCCCGCCCTGGGCCTCGACCTCGCTCTTGAGGAGGTGGCCGATGCTTGCAATATGGGGCCAGACGCCGCAAACGATCTCATTACATCGCGGATAGTGGGAATAGCCTGTTATGAGCTCGGAGCCGATCTCAATGACGGCCCCGGTCTCCGAGCCATAGGCGGGCTTGCTGCTGCCCTCCTTGACCTTGCAGACCTCGGCGTCGATCACGTTGAGGTCATTGACGCCGCTCTGCTGCGAGCCCTTGAGGAAGACGATGAACTCGGCCCACCTCTCGGGGTCTTGGAAGGCGAAGGGCTCGATCGTGCTCTGTTCGTAGCCCAGGGCGGCGAGGGCGTAGAGTATGCCGTCCTTGAGCCCGCCCTTCTCGGCTATGATGCCCTTCATAGCGAGCCGCGTCCGATAGCCCTCCACGCTCTCCCCGGCGAGCCTGGGCATATTGCGATCTTGCCCATGGACGGGGAGCATGACGGGGGAGGCCGTGGCGATGTTGGTCTCGTCCCTCACCCGGAGGGCGTCCTCCTTCAGACCGTCAAAGACCCGCCCGATGACCTTGAAGAAGATGAAGAACTGATTGACCGCCCGCTTGCCCTTCTTCAACGGAGCAAAAAGGAGGTCGAACATATACTCGCCGAAGTGGTCGTACTGCTTCACCCGGGCCTCACTCCCTTCTCACTGTCACGGAGACGGCCCCCAGGGTGATGACCTTGTCCTTGTCGAGCTTGACATCCTGGGCCGGGGTGACGATCTCGGCGTTCGTCGCGGTGGTGTAGCCGCTGCGGATGGCGTGATTGATGTCCGAGAGGGTGAGCTCGTTGAACTTGCGGCCCTTGCGGACGGCGAGGAGCTCGGTGAGGATAGAGGCGACTTTGCCCTTGATCTCCTCCGCGTCGGAGACGTCGGAAGTGGTGACGGCGACCTCTATGTCCTGGGGAACGACGACGGAAGACTTCACTTGTATATTATCGTATGGCCCGGCGATCTTGTCAACCGCTTTCCTGACCTCGGCGAGGAGCCCTTCCGTGGCTTCCCCCGCCGTGCCTGTGACAATAACGTCGACCGTGCCCTGCCCCCGGGGGTGCTGACAGTCTGCTTGAGCAAACAAGACGCCAGGGACACCCTCCGCCGCGTTGATGAACGTATCCTCAATAGGCCGCGCCGCGAGCTCCGACCACGAGCGGAGCGTCCGGGTCTTGAGCCCGTCGTCGTCCTCGGTGTCGCTGCCCTCCCGGGTTATCCAGTCCG